TCGGTCTCGTTGTTGAGGAAGACCGGATCATCATCACCCACAGCAACTGGGACCGTACAGCTAAGCTAAAGGTCTTTGATAGAGCGGCTCTCTCCAAGGAAGTCTCGATCCAAGGCCTCCTAAGCTAGTGGCCTCCCCTCCTTACCGTCGTAGTCAGTCACATACCCCTGAATATCGCTATATGACGCCCTCTGCTTGCCCAGTCTATCCGCAAAGTAGTACCAGTTGCCCGATCTCTGCAGAGGCTGCCATGCGACATCGATGGCGAATCGCCAGTGCCGCCCCGTGCGAGCCAGCAGGCGCGTCGAGTGTCCCCATACTCGCCTGAGATGGTCAAATACGCGCTGTGAGGCAAGATAGCCCGATGTCGTCTGCGTGGCTATAGCCTTTCCTAGCACCGCGTCTATCTTCACCCCCGCTTTCATATTGTAACCAAACAATAGGGCGTCATAGGGTAGATTTTTGCCGAAAAAGTGCTGCAGTCGCTCCTCCAGCTCTTCCCGCGTGACGAGGAACTGGAAGTCGTCCTCGAGGATAAGCACGTTAGCGAGCTGGTGTTCCTGCGCGTGCTCAAGTGCCCGTAGATGAGAAAGTGCACAGCCTACGTGGCCGCCAGGGTTTGATGTCGCGCTTAGGCGCATAATCTTATTCTTCGGGAAGCCCATCCGTTCCAGCTCCGCCTCGATTTCTTCCCTCCTGTCCTTTCTCTTGTCGAGGTTTATATAGATCACTTTGGCTATATTCTCCATTCTGGTATACCCTAAGGGAATTATCTTTATGCAGCTAAATAGCACTAACCGAAAGGGCCAGCCGGGCGCTGGCATTTCTCAACGACCAGCGGCTCGGGGATGTAGACGGGGAGCCTGCGGAAGAAGGCAATGTCACCCACCGAGTTCAATCTTGCAATCGTGGGCTTCTTCGGCTTGACCAAGTTTGTCGAGCCTATTCCGAAGAGAGCGCTTTCAATGTCTGGTGCATCTTGGGAAAGGATATTGTTATTGTATCCGTTTGTCATCATTGGCATATTGATGCCTGCGCAGGGGAATGCGGTCTGGTTGGAGATGCACTTGAACTTCCAGAGCTCATGCTCCTCGTACTTGCGTATTCCCTCTTGCTGCTGACAGTACCAGCCTTTGTCGTTGTTAAGCCTTGTAGAAGCCATTCCTATAGATAAGCAATATTATTTATCCCTTAAGGTTTCCTGCAGTGCCCGCAGTAGCCGGGCGGCCTCTGTCTTTCCATCGCCTCCTCGGAACTTGGACCTGAGGAAACCATGCAGTAGATCGAAGTACTCCCATGAGAAGAGGAAAGTGAACGCCATTGATCCTTCTAGGTGGAAGGGCATCTGGTGGTTCGAGACGACGAAATCGATGACTTCCTTCAGGTCCGGCGCGACTTTCGCATAGACCGCGCGTATACGCTCGTTCATGGTATCGTCATCAAAGCTTTTGAAACCGAATACTGCCAAGAGGTCCCGTCTGAAAGCGTCATCGCTACTGTCGCCGCGGTAGTTGACATTGTAGTCGTGGTTGTACATTACCACTGACTCTGTCTTATACTTTAAACCTATTCAAAGTATAAGAGTTAGCGCCTCACCTGTGTGTGGTGTCGCTCCAGATAGTCCTGGTCGCGCGTAAGCTCGCGGCTAGGGAGGCCCCCGCGTATCCAACCTTTGGAGGCGACGCCCTCCACCAGATTCGCCGGGTTCTGGATGGTCGCTTGCAGTGTCGGCACAAGCGGCACCTCCACCAGGTTCCTGAAGGACTTCTCGGTCACTGTTTTACAGCTCTTCATATCGTTGATATATGCGCCCTGCTGCAGGCGCGCTTCCATCACAGGCTTGGGCGGGCCGCGCCCCAGGAAGGGAACAGTCGTAAAGGGGCGCTGTTGAAGGCTGATTCTGCACTTCGGGTGCGTCTGTATCGAACCGATCTTCAGGTTTGAGTCGCTCTGAATGTTGCAGCCGCCGGCCCCGCCGTAGTTGCCGTAGCCGCCCTTGTAGAAGATAGCTGGCTGGCTCGTGGCGAACTCTATCGGAACCTTCATTCCGCACCACTGTTTGAAGTAGTTCTTGAGGATGTAACTCCCATACTCGTTGTTTTGATTGTCCCTGGCCGTGACACCGCAACGGTCGTCACCGATCCGGGAGAGATTGTTGAATGTGTATTGATAGGTGTTAGCCATCGTATATCTATACACTAGATTATCTTTTCATCCGCTTAGTAGTTTATCCACCGATAGGCATCCTTCTCGCACTGTATCCCGTCGCCGTCGCGGCAGGACGGCATATTCCCGTACAGATACTTCGCGAAGGCCGTCTGGTCGTTGGGTATGCGTGTGTTCGCAGTAGGATGGAAATTGCGCATTGAGGTCTCGAAACTGATGGCATCGCCTAAATCCAGAAACAGCTTCGGATCGGGTCCCACATTGCCTGCCTTGCTGTTCACCTGCGCCTCGACGACTGGATTGAAGGACGGGGCTGCCGGCTTGCGGCCGGGGTTGTACTTTATCTCGGGCAGAAGAACATTCATCAGCGGGTTCGCCGGGGTCGGGTTGGTGAATGAGTTGCGTGTCGCCTTGTATAGGGCCGGATTCGTGAACCCCTCCCTAACTATTTTCTCTCCGATCTTCCTCTTAATATCGTTGTGCTTGCTCGTCTTGTAGATGATGACGACGACGACCAGCGTTATTGCAGCCGAAATCGGGAGCTTCGGTGACCGGGTGGCGAAATACCCTAAAAGAGTAAGGACAATGATTAGGCGCGTCAGTGCATTAAGTTTCTGGTTGAAGCCCATTTTCTTGTCCGGCCAGATTTCAGTTAACCTGTCCTTATTCAATAGAATTGCAGGACGATCGAGCCAAAAGGGTTCGGCCATTGGTATATATATCTGCCGTTATTTTTTATTCTTCGCTTTCTTCCTCCTCCTCTTCTTGCGCCGCTTTTTTGAGTTCTTTTCTCCCCCGCCTGCGGCTTCGGTTTCTTCACCCTGCCTCTTGGCGGCCATCGCGGCGTTTGAGGCTTGCACGCTTGCTAGCTGCTCCCGTAGGGCCGCCATCTGGGCATCCTGGCGGGCTGCGAGCTTATTGCGCATCCTTTCTCGCATCTGGGCGTGGCGCTGGTTCCTCTGCAGACGATTCTGCATACCTCCGAAGTCGATCTTCGAGTTACCGCCCCCTGGGATCCCCAACTTCCCTAGCATGCTCTGCATATTCTTCATGCCAGGCATAGACTGCATGCGCTCCATGAGCTCGGCCGCCTCCTGCATAAGCTCACTCTCTTTTATCTCTCCAGACTGGAGCTTAGTATCGAGTGCACTCCCGACTTTCTTGATCATTCCCATCAGTTTTCCAGGATTCTTGAAGAGTTTCTGGAATACGTCGCCCACCGACTCCACACCCTCCATATCGTCCTGGAACTCTTTCATCGTCTCCTCCGTTATCTCGCTTGCCAGTTTACCTAAATTCCCCTCCAGAAGTCCACTGATGTGGCTGTGAAGCTCGTCTGGATCTGGGAGCTCGCCGAGGTCAATCGCCGGCCCGTCCTCGCCCAGGGCGCTAGCCACGCCACTAGCATCGAATATCGACACCATCTGCTCCATTGCCTCGGCCAGCTTCCCCTTTAGCTCTTCCTCGTCGATCGCCTCGAACAGCTTGACCGTGTCGCCGAAGGTATTACTGTCCTTCTCTGTGTTGACGACAGAGAAGAGGACAAGCTGAAGATATTTCCAGATCACAGTCCGTGTTTTGTTCGTTATGTCCTGCTTCCAGACTTCGCAGAAGTCGATTCCGGGGAGAAATATGGTGTTCTTGGAGGGGTCGCTGAAGATCTCTTCGTTCTGGTAGAGAAGGTCAAAGAATCTCTCCGGATAGACAGTTCGGATGTGGTCGAATACACCGCGGACGTCTTTGTCCTGCGTGCTACCTTCAAGTATCGCCCGTAGGCCGCTATCAAGTTCCGGACCATACTCTGGGAAGGTCGTCAGCATGTCCCCCACGAAGTCTTTCACAATTTTCAGGAACTCGCTAGGAATCTCCACTGCGTCAACGTCCGTCATCTATATACCTAAGCCAAGAACAGTTTTTAACCCAATTTCACGTTCAAAAACTTATATCGCATCCGAGTCAGTTTTTCGCGTACATATCTGCCAGTTTGGTCAGATTCTGAATATATTTCATAGACTTGGTCCGATTTTCGCGAGACATACGGCGCACCTTGGAGCGTATTATGGCAATGGACCGCAGCATCTCACTGCTACTTGTTGAAGCTGTTCCAGCGCCCACGTCGTGTGTATAGTCTTTCTCGACAAAGAAATCAAAGTTGCCAGTCTCTATCTCCTCCCTGTAGGGTTCCCCGATCCACTCGCGCCACCCGGTGGCTAAGGCCTTGGGATTCACCTTCCTTAGTCCCTCTAAGAAGACCTTCGTAGCCCTTATATCCGCGTCACCGGGGAATATGGCCGCAACCTCCGAGGCGAACTCGACGAGGTGGTTGCTAAATAGACGGAGGATACTCATTGGAACATGATAGCTACGTTCTTTTAAATAGTAACAGCCTAACGTTTCTGTCTCTTGATATCGGCCTCACGAGCCATGGTCATCTTTCCTATGTCTACCGCGCCCACCTTGTCGGCAGTGTAGTTGTCCGGCGGCGTCGCGATACTTTGGCTTTTCCCAAGTGCCATGTACCGGTGCATTTGGCGGAGACCCCCGGATCCCTTGGCAGAGAGTTCGTCGGCAGACATGTCCAAGTATGAGTAGTTGTCTGACAGCTGTCCCCCCATCTCGTAGCTCGAGTATGCTGCTGGTTCGCCGTTACCTTTCGTCGCCTCAGAAGTCATCCGGGCCTCTTTCGGTGCTAGGAAGTTCTGGATGTCGTTGAAGCCTTCGAGGGTGCGTTTGCCGTGGTGAAGGAGGAGTAAGGTGGGAACTGTTCTCACGTTGGGCGGAAGCAGCACACTCTTCCCATCGTCCAACAGCAGCATAGTTGCGCCATCCTTTCCGGCCTCCCTTCGGTCTATGCAAATGAAATGCATGTCCTTAGAACTCTGTGTCTTTGACAGTTTGGATAGCAGCCGCTTGCAGTGGTTGCAGTGCTGGCTGTAATAGAGTATGGTGCTCATATAGTATAGCGCGAGCTATTCCGGTGGGGATTGTAACTCAAAACCACCATCCCCAAAATTGACTTAAGTAATATTAAATTATGTGGATGTAGTATACTATGGCTCAAGGAACCTCTATCGCACAGACAAGAGAGAGGCAAACCGGGCGTGTCCTGGGTGTTAAAGAGGAGGACGGAGTGTTACGTTTCACGCTAAAGGGTGTGAACTATAGTGTTGCAAACGCCTTGCGCCGGACGGTGCTTTCGGATATCCCAACCGTAGGGTTCCGAGTCTTTCCCCACGCGGCGAATGAGGCGGAATTCGAGGTGAACACGTCGCGCCTGAATAATGAGATTCTCAAGCAGCGACTCGGGTGCATCCCTGTCCATATAAAGGACCAGGAACTCCCTTATCGCTCCCTCACCGTCGAAATAGACGTGACCAATGATACAGAGAGCGTTCTGTATGTGACCACCGAGCACTTTGCCGTCAAAGACAGTTCCACTGACAGGTATCTAGAAAGAAAAGCGGTGCAGGAAATGTTCCCGCCCGACCCCCTGACTGGGGACTACATCCTTTTCGCAAGGCTCCGTCCCAAACTGTCCAACGAGGTCCCTGGCGAGGCCATAAAAGTCAAGGCTAAGCTTTCCATGCAGACAGCAAGCACAAGCAGCATGTATAACGTCTGTAGCGCCTGCTCCTACGGAATGACGCCTGACAAGCCGGCACAGGCGGCAGCATGGAAGAAGGTTCAAGGAACGCTCAGCGAGCCAGACGAAGACTCACTGGCGCAGCAAGATTGGTACAACCATGACGCGCGGCGCATATTCCTGAACGATAGTTTCGACTTCCGAATAGAAACTATAGGTGTCTTCACGAACCGCGAGCTTGTGCAAAAGGCATGTGAAATAATCTCACAGAAGCTCGATAAAGTAATGACCGGATCGCAGGATGGTACGCTTGCTGTGAGAGAGACTCTGACAACGATGGCCAACGCATTCGATGTCACTTTGGAAGGCGAAGGTTATACCTTAGGCAAACTGATCGAGGCGATACTGCATGAGAATTCATATAGCAAACAGAAAATTCTCTCTTATGTCGGCTTCAGGAAGGCGCACCCGCATGACACAGACAGCAACCTCCGGCTTGCGCTAAAGGGAAAGCCGGAGGACGGCGCGGCTACTGTGCGAGCACTTATTAAAGAGGCATGTGGCGCCGGGGTGAAAGTTATGACCGAGATTGCGCAGGCTTTCCAGCAGTAGCTGCGTCATGGGCGTGGCGGCGCAGATGGTAGTTCACTGCGAACATAAGCCGGGGCGGTGGCAGCTTGTTTACGTAGCGGGACACTTCGCGATGTGTGACGCTGTGTCCGCGTGGGCGCAGTTCGGATAGGTAGTGCCGATGGAGGATACGCAGGTGGGGACGGAACTCGTAGGGGTAGTCCGCCAATACCCCTTCTTTCTTAATACGAAACCGCACATAGCAGTCATACAGACGGTTGGTCCAACGAAACAGGTCGTCTCTGAACTCATCAAATAGTTTCCTGAACTCCGGGTAGTATTTCAGGAAATCTCCCACCTTGGATCGTGAGCGAAGGCTGTAATAACAGAACTGGTTTTTCGGGTTATTTCCTCGTAGGCGACGCACCTGTTCGTATGTCGGGTTTCGCACCTTTGCGCGCAACCTTCCTGCAACACCGAGGCCATGAGCAACGACTCCTACGGTGGAGTAGTCACACCCCTTCTCCTCCAGGAGTCTCCTTACGTCGTCGAGGGTCGTCGGCGGTGCCCCAGCAGTGTGGAGAATCTCGCAGATAGGTCGAGGGCGACCGACACCTACGGACTCATCGTCTAGCCACGGACAGGTCTCCGAGGTGATCCCGAGCTCTTGCACCTCCGTGGGTTCGCCGCACTGATAGACAGCTGTCAAGACCAGATGTGGCGTCGTGAACGGCACTACGATACGATTGCCAGGGTGCTGCAGGACGAAGGAATAGCTGCAAGCCTTGTCAAGGCGGTCGAACGAGAGACCGTCGGCAGACATAGACTCCATGAACATGTCGCGGAAAGACATGCCGCCGCCCCTCTGTCCTGCCGCCGGCTCAAAGAATCGGCAGCGAGCCCCTATATTGCTGCGTGTCGCAAGCTCCCAAGCCTCCGAGTGGGTGTCATAGAAGACATTGATCATAGTTCCCTCCACGAATTCTTCGAGGAACGTAGTATGTAAGGCACCGCTGCTCTGCCATACGCCAAAGTGCAATGCGCTGATGGACTTAGGCGGCGCAACAGAGAGGATCTTTTTTCCGTCGGTCACGATGGAACGCCACTGTCCAAGGGTGCGTGTATTGTCCGAGGTCAAGTCACGCTTGTTGTACTTTACCACGTAGAGTGTATTCTCGTGGACCTCGGTTTTACCGCCCGGTGTGCCCCTCGTAGCGCTTCTCCTAAAAGGTTTGACGATGAGCCCTTTATCTTTTGCATAAAGGCCATCCCCCTCAGTGACTCTTGCGATGTCGGCGTAGCTGCTGAGCTTTCGGTCTGTACCGGTGGCCATTGTAGTTTAGTCTCTCCGGAGTCTCTAACTTTCTTTCCGTCAATTTTTCGTTGGCCCAGATAATTTCTACTGTAACTATAAGGTAATGGCCACGTCCCCACACGGCGAATCCCTTTCCCTTGAACTTGGGGATATTATCAGGATAAAAGCACCCACAAACGCAGCATTGAACAACAACGTTTTTCTCATCCAATACATTGACACGGGAAGTATAGAGCTGGTCAATGACAGCAGCCTGGCTGTCACACGGATAACGCTCCGCGACGGCGCACTGGATGCCGAGGGTATCGAATCGATTGAGATATTAAGCAGACCTGAGCAGAAAGGATATGCGCGCCAGAACGGGCTGGTGCCGGGAGCCTGGGTCAGTATAAGCTTCGGCGGTGACACACCTATAACTATCAACGGAGAGATAGTCAGCCTCGAGGAGGATATGGTCGGGCTCAAACCTGTCCCCGCGGGACCGGAGATCTATATCGACTTCGGTTACAAAGGCCTGCCACCTGACCTGCACATCGAGGGGATACGCCCCTTCGTGCCAAAGGAGCCGGAGCAGGCGCCGCCAGGCGACGCGCTCGAGGCCGCGCAGATAGCGAGCGCGATCGCAGCAAGTGAGGTCGAAGCGGCCCAAGGAGAGGAAGAAGGTCCAGTCGAACCGGCGGGCGCCGACCTCCCGGAGGGACCGCTTGGCCAGGACGCAGCGGTAGAAGACAGGGTCCGCGAGATTCTGCTGGACGCCGACCAGGTCGTCTTCGGGGAGGACCTGGGGGAAATAACCGAGTTCATTCCGGTGTCCGAGGAGGAGAGAAGATACGGATTGACCACTCAGGTGAACGACCTGCTCGACGAGCTTTTGTCCACCATCCCGGCGGCACGGCGGACTCCGAAGGTTCTGAACCGCATTCACACGACTATCGAGCGTTACAAACAACTGCGGGCCATGTTTTCTGTCGTGGGCGAAGACGGGGAGGTGACTGGCGTGGAGGTGCGCGGGCCTGAGCACAAACCCCTCGCCGAAAGCTTGTCTCGACTGGAGGTAAACGTACCCTGGTTGGTGCCCCTTGTGAGAGCGCGGGCCAAGATCTACGATGTACCCATCGACGAGGATGACGATGTTTCCGATGTCGCGCCTACTACCCTCGCTGCCGCGCAGACCCAGATATACGACATCGTCAGGCAATTCCGTCAAAACGTTGTCCCCGACGGGGAGAACAAGTATCAGTTCATGTTTCGCGAGCTGAATCCTCTCCTGACGCCGTTCGCCGCGCCGTCGTCTGAACGCGATATAGCGACGCGAGATCCCACACGTGTTAGCATAGCCACTATCGCTGATAGCCTTCAGGACTTTGAGTCATCCCGTTTTTGCGGCGGCTCTCTCGCCAGTACACCGTATGTTGTTACACGTTACAACATCGGACTCTCGCGCCTTGAGTCCATAAAAGCCAAGTCGTCGCGCCTCGACGCAAGACGCGTCCCACTCACGGAGAGCGACAGACCTCATATCTGCGGGATCCTACAGCTGCCGCGCCCCCTGATACAGCATTCACGAATCGGTCTCCCGTCAACGTCCATAATGGAGAAGGCCAATCTCAACCTTATTCCCGTGGGCTATTGGGAGTCCCTTGGAGGCGGCAGCAGCGTCCAGAGGATCGAGGTAACACCTGGCGCCGACCTCGCGCGGCACGTCGGCGGGCAGGCGTATCTGGAGGGCAAGAAGGCGTTCTTATTCAAGGAGGAGTCCAGACTCGAGGATAGGCAGGAGGGCGGGGCCTACTCCGGCTTCCTAGGAACGGTCGTACCGTCAACCGAGCGCCTTTTCAACCTTGTGCGCGGCGAGATAGACGACAATACCTCCTATTTGGGCCTAGTCCAGGCCCTTGCGCCCTTCCTCATATATCCCGAGGATATAGGTATCAAAGAGTACCGGACGATCGTCGCCTTTGCCGAGGTAGCCGTGCAACAATACAAACAGACAGTAGTAGCCAGGAAGGTTGCGGCAAACGCCTATAGTGAGCAGAACGCAAAGAGGGCGTGGCCTGCCGGAGGCGTAAACATCGATTTATTGACTGGCTTGAAAACGGCTGTCACAAAGGCTTATCGTCTGACCCCCCACGATACGGTAGCCGAGGCCGTCCGGGCAGTTAAGGTTCTGGATGGAGGGCGTCTCCTTGTCGCTGCCCTATCTGTGTTCGACGCCCCGCTTTACCAGCCGACTGATGTTGAAGAGACAATTAAGCAGGTAACGCTAGCCCAGGAGGAGGGGGAGGGCGCGGAGCCGGCGTGCCCCACATTCACCCTAGCTAAAGACTATATGGACCGTGACGAGGTGATAGCGGACAACGGCACGAAGGATATATTTTTCGACTCAAGATACGACCCCACGCGCTACGGCGTGAAGGCTTCCCTTCAACCGCCTATAGAGGGTGAGGGCGACCGTCCGCGGCTAACAGACCATCTGGTGTCGGCGGTGGGGATGGCCCCTGAGGCGGCCAAGACCGAGGCGGATGCGCTGATCGCAGGGCGACGACGCGTCAAAGAAGGCGCCTTTGCACGGTTGATCGACTACGATGGAGGCGCCGTCTACTACCGTCGAACCGGCGATCACAGGTGGGAGCCAGCAGGAGACGATTTGGACCCAGCGATGTTCTGTAACTTGCGGCCTAAATGCCTCCAGATTAAGGGTGCCTGCGGGTCCATGCAGATTAACGCCAAGAAGATAAAAGCGGCCCTCACGGAGGAGATAATGGCCCAGTTCGACCGCGATCACATAGCCTCGGCGGAAGCGCTACGGGCCCAGATATCTAGCCAGTATGAGCGTGCGACTGCAGACATGCGCCCTCTCTCGGCAGAGAAGTATGCCAGAGTGGTGGCGAGGAGCCTTGCACGCACCAGGATAGGCAAAGAGCTCAAGGATGTAGCGGGGGTAAAGTCGCCTTATAGCAAGTTACGCGACCTTGTGATCGGGCAGGCCGATTTCGTCAAGAAACAGCGTGACATACAGCTGTTCGTAGAGACGGCATGCCGGCTCTACGACGCTGCCCGTGAAGGCGAGTCTCCGTACTGGTTCTATTGTGTTGACACCAACATACGCTTGCTGCCTACCTTTTTCAAGAGTCTAGCTGATGCCTATTTCGCAGGCCAATACGGCAGTGTCCTCGCTCGGGTGGTGGCAGAGAGGGGGCGCAAGAGCGACGATGGCGACAAGATCGTGGACAAACACAGTGGCTATACTATCAGGCGTATCGAGTATAGCACAGAGGAGGGCTACAATGAGGCGGGCTTCAAGATCGTGAGCCGCGAGGTCCTAGAGGAGGATATTGAGGATATGCTGGCTGGCGAAGGTGCTGCCGTACCTGCCTCAGAGGACGCTCGTCTCATTCATAACGTAGTC